CCTAAGTTGTGAATCAACTTATGGTGTAGAATATATGGAAGAATTAGTATCTGCTGAGTATCCCGAATTTTGTCCCTTCTGTGGTGAAACAATTGAATCAATTACCGAAGAAGTTGATGAAGATGATGAAGAATTAGATGATGAACAATGGGATTAAATTGGGTTTATAAAGGCTCTGATTTTACTGAAAATATGATTGGTGACAATTATGGATTTGTATATTGTATCACCAATCTTTCCAATGGAAAAAAATATATTGGTAAAAAGTTCTTTTACTCAATGCGAACCAAGCAGATAAAAGGTAAAAAGAAAAAATATAAAGCCAACTCAGATTGGCAAACTTATTATGGAAGTAATGACATCCTGAAGCAAGATGTGTTATCATTAGGTAAGGACAACTTTACGAGAGAAATATTACATCTTTGCCGTTCTAAAGGTGAATGTGGTTATCTCGAAGCAAAAGAACAGTTTATCCGTTGTGTAATGGAAACAGATGACTATTACAATAATTGGATAATGTGCCGAATTAGAAAATCACACATTAAGGACTACAATGTTAGAAACGCTGAACAAATTCAAAGGAAAGAACTTTGATGTCATTTATTTTGTAAGTGGCGATAAGAATGGTTCATTAGATGTTTATGGAAATTATTATGGTGATAGTGTTGAAAAACTTAAAGAATCAAAATTAGGGAATAATTTTCACATTATACTTTTTAAAGAAGATAATAAAGGTGAATTATATAATGCTGATATGTTTGAAGCCATTTTGACCGACCCATTGGAATATATCTCCCAATTGATACCATCAGGCTGGTTAGGTGTTATTCTCAAAAAAACAACAACTTCCAATACCATCTCGCAAATTTTATTTGACAAATTGACCGAGAGATGATACAATAGAGTTTTGAAACTTGAAAGTTTATTATGTTACTTATTGATTTAAATCAGGTGTTACTTGCCGGACTCATGGCACAAATCTCCTCTAATAAAAAAGAAAAACTAGACGAAAATCTAATTCGTCACATGACATTAAATATTATCCGTAACCATGTGAAGAATTTCAAAGAATATGGTGAAGTTATATTATGTTGTGATAATCGTAAGTATTGGAGAAAAGAATATTTTCCTTTCTACAAAGCAGGTCGTAAAAAGACTAGAGAAAAGTCCGATTTAGATTGGCATATGATTTTTGATATGCTTGCTAAATTTAAGGCTGAACTGAAAGAAAACTTTCCATATAAGGTCATTGATGTTGAAGGTGCGGAAGCAGATGATATCATTGGTACAATAGTTCCGCTTCATGCTCATACACAGAAGATATTAATTCTGTCTAGTGATGGCGATTTTCTACAATTACAACAATATCCTAATGTTAAGCAATACAATCCATCATTGAAGAAATATATTGTATCAGCTAATCCAAAATTAGAATTAAAAGAAAAGATTATTCGTGGTGATAAAGGAGATGGCATTCCTAATATGTTCTCACCTTCTGATTGTTTTGTTCGTGAGTTGAGACAAAAACCAATTACTAAAAGTATACTCGATAAATATCTAAAAGAAGATTCGAATAATTATAATGATACAGATAAAACAAACTTTATCCGTAATACTACTCTGATTGATTTAAACTATATACCAAAAGAAATACAAGAAAAAATTATAAATAATTATAATGAAATGAAACCGGCATCTCGCCAACATTTATTGAACTATTTTATAGAACATAAATTGAAAAATCTATTAGATGTGATTGAGGAATTTTAATGAAGAATATTTACGAAGTTTTAGATGAATTTGAATTAGCAACAACCAAAAAAGATAGGCTAGCAGTTATTGAAAGAAATTTATCACAGTTATTGGTAAACGTATTTCTTTTTACTTATCATCCTGATTATCAATGGTTGATTAATGAAATGCCACACAATTATAAATTTCCCGATACTTTACCAGGCCTTTCACTCACACACTTAAATACAAATATGAGAAAGTTATATTTGTTTCGAAAAGGCGACCCAACCGCTGAAAAATTAACGACACAAAAAAGAAATGAAATGTTTTTACAAATTGTGGAAGGAATGGAACCTCGGGAATCTGAAGTTCTTATCGGTATCTTCAAAAAAGATTTGGGTATAACTGGATTAAATTATAAATTTGTCAAAGAAGCTTTTCCTAACTTATTACCTTAATGGCAAAAAAAGATAAAGTAATCGTAGTTTGTGGAGATTTTGATCCTTTGTCCGGAGAAGATTTGGACTTCCTTAAAAGTTGTAAACGCAAAGGTGATTGGCTTGCTGTAGGAGTTCATTCAGATTTATATCTGGTTGAGAACCAAGGTGGGTTTGTTCACAACTATGACACAAGACAAGAAATTCTCCGAAATTTAAAATGTGTTGATGAAGTTTATATGTTCAATGATTCGGATGGAACAATTTGCCAATTATTAAAACTTGTGCAAATATGCTGGCCTATGGCTAACATAACTTATGTTTCTAAAGATGATATGCACAATATGCCAGAAACTAAAATACGAGGTATTACATTTGAGGTATTTAAATAGGAGATGTGAGTGTCTAAATTTTTAGGTAAATTTCGCAAAAATAAAAATTATAATGACGATTACAATTACGATAATAGAAGGCATCGTAATGAACACTCGGAAATTAAAAAATTGTTAAGTAGAGATTTTGAAGAATCTTTGTATGCGGACCGTCCAGAACGTAGTCCGACCAAACGTACCAGATAGTTGTTTCCATACAACAGTCCGCTTGACAAAAATCTGTAACCAGAGTATAATGGATTCTTACATTGATAGGAGTCTTGATTATGCTAATATACGGTTACATACCAAAATCTAAACCAAAAAAACTTACCAAAGCTCAACAAGAGCAGAAGGCTGAGTTTATCAAATCAATCAACGATTTGTCTAAAAAAGGATTTTCAAGAAGTTCTGCGAAATCCACAAAAAAGGTATTAATCAAAGAAAAATCATTTGTACCACCAGGTCGTGAAACGCCAAAGTATCAATCTTTAAATACAGGATTTATTCCTTGTACCAAACCAGTTGACGGTAATACATATACTGGCGAAAAAATGAAAGGTGTAGCAACAATGCACAAATCAAATGCTGTACCGGTTTTCACAGACAATGAAGCAAAGGAAATCTCCTCTATGAGGAGATAAACATTTTATATAAACAAAGGAAATAAATATGAGTAAGAGAGAAGATTTTTATATTTGGTTGGAAACACCAAACGCAGATGAACCTTGGAAATTAGTTGATGACGCTATTCGAAGGATGGCTGCATTGACTGGACATGAAAGAGACCAAAGTATGTACCAAAAAATGAAAGAAATGTTTGCTTAAACTGTTGTATATACACAACAAACGGTTGACTTTTTCCGTGGTTATGTTATACTATTATTTTACTTGATGAGAACTTTATTATGAATGCAAATGCAAAGAAATTTATTTTAGCGGCCGAAAATATTTTTGGCAAAAACCAAATTCTCACTAGAGATGGTATCGCTGAAGTTGTAAAAGAATCTGGTGTTGCTTATCCTTATTGGTTAGTAACAAAAGAACAGTATCGTGTTGGTCGTGGCCAATACAAATTGCCTGATTCAGGTGAAACAACAAAACCAAAACAATCTGCAACAGTTACAGAACCAGAACTTGAAGTTGCTTACGGTAATGTCGTGCAATTACGTCAAGTCAAAATGATGGACGAAAGCGAACCTTCCGTTCCTGCAAGATATCCTGATTATGTGCCTTTTGGTTTCTTCAAAGATTTACGTTCTATCATTTCATCAAAAGATTTCTTTCCTGTTTTCGTTACTGGTTTATCTGGTAATGGTAAAACATTGATGGTAGAACAAGTATGTTCCGAATTAAATCGTGAATGTATTCGTGTAAACATTTCCAAAGAAACTGATGAATCTGATTTGATTGGTAGTTATCAGTTAATTGATGGCAATACAGTTTACAAGGACGGCCCCACACTTATTGCTATGAAACGTGGCGCAGTATTGTTGATTGACGAAGTAGACCGTGGTTCAAGCAACTTAATGTGTTTACAAGGTATTCTTGAAGGCAAACCTTATTACAATAAGAAAACTGGTGAAATGGTTTATGCCAAATCTGGTTTTAATATTGTTGCTACTGCTAACACTAAAGGTCGTGGTAGTGATGAAGGCAAATACTTATCACAAATTCTTGATGACGCTTTCTTAGAGCGTTTTCCAATTACCGTAGAACAACAATATCCTGATGCTCGCACAGAGAAGAAGATTTTGTCTGCTTTAATTAATTATGATGTAACCTTTGCTGAAAATCTTGTGAAGTGGGCTGATGTTGTTCGTCAATCCTATATGCAAGGCGCCACAGATGAAATTATCTCTACTCGCCGTCTTGTTCATATTGCCAAGTCATATAAAATCTTTGGTGATAAGATGAAAGCAATTACATTATGTGTAAATCGTTTTGATGAAGAAACTAAAATGGCTTTCTTAGACTTATACTCTAAAGTTGATGCTGAAGTTGTTTCACCTGCTAATAATACAACCACTAACGTAGAGACACTTTAATATGGAAATGTTAGATTCTAAATCCCTTCTTGCCAAACTAATGGCAACTGAAAATCTTATTGTAGAACAAAAGGCTGTTGATACTGCTTCGTTTGATGTGAAGAATCGTGTTCTTACACTACCTATTCTTGATAAGAATATTTCAGGTTATTTGTATGACCTATTTGTTGCACATGAAGTGGGTCATGCTTTATATACTCCTGAAGAAGGTATGAAGAAAGCTATTGATTTAAACTTAAATATGAGTTTAATGAATGTATTGGAAGATTCTCGTATTGAACGAAAAATCAAATACAAATATCCTGGTGTTCGTGCATCATTTATCCGTGGTTACAAAGAACTTATTGAGAAAGACTTCTTTGGTACAAAAGGCGTAAACTTAAATAGCTTACGTTTTATTGACCGTGCAAATTTATTCTGTAAAGGTGGTCCAACGCAAGGTATTGATTTTACGGAAGAAGAAAGAGAGTTAATTCAAGAAATTGAATCTACCAACACATATGATGATGTGATTGAACTTGCTAAGAAATTGTCCCAATACGCAGAACAAGAACAAGAAGAGCGTAAGAAGAAAATCGTATTAGTACCTGATGAAGATGGTGACGAAGAAATGGAATCATTTGATGATTCATTCTATGACGATTCCGAAGAAGAATCCGAAGATGAAGAATTCTTTGTTCCTAAAAATGGTCCTACTGAAGATGTCGCTAAACCAAAAGAAGAAGAAAACGACCATATCTTCAAGGATGGCAATTCTGGAACAGGTGATACTGACATTAAAGATGAGGAAGCCGATAAAGGCGGCCAAACCAAAGATATGGCTGAAGGTTCAGAAGGTGGTAATGATACTGGATCCAAAACTGATGAAGCTTTCCAAGAAAATCAAAAACGATTATTTGCCACAGGTGGTGAAACTTACTATTACGC